GGAGCAAGGGCATCAGGTTCTCGCGGTTGATCGTAAGCCGCCGCATGATGCGACCCGTAAGGCGGCATGGGATAAGGCGCACGATCATCAAGTGATCTGCCTGGAGACCACGAAGCCGGACCTCACCGGCATGGATGTCGTGTATCACTTCGCCGCCGACATGGGCGGAGTCGGATACTTCCATACGCACGACTTCTGGCCGTATATCGTGAACAGCCGGATTGATCTCAACGTGCTGCAGGCGATGACGGAGGCGGAAGTCTCGCGCGGATTCGTCGCCGCCTCGGCGTGCATCTATCCCACCGAGATCCAGATGGAGCCCGGCAACGCGCCACGGTTGCGCGAGGAGCAGGCGGAGACAGGTCAGCCTGATCAGATGTACGGGCGCGGGAAGCTGATGCTGCTTCGACTGGCGGAGCGCGCTCCGGTAGACGTGCGCGTAGGCATCCTGCACACCGTCTACGGGGTCGGCCAGGAGTCTCACGGGGAGCGCATGAAGTTCCCTACGGCGATTGCCACGAAGGCGATTCACGCCCGCGACACGGGCAGGCTTGAGGTCTGGGGCGACGGCCAGCAGTTGCGCTCGTTCCTGTGGATCGATGACGCGGTGGCTAAGATTACGGCTTTGACGATGGATGACCGGAACATCGGCCCGACGAACATCGGCTATCAGGGCGCGGTGAGTGTTGCCGAGATTGCCGCCTTGTGCTGCGAACTGGTGGGCGCTGACCCGGTGATCACCTATACCACGGACAAGCCCACCGGGGTTGTCTCGCGTGACTGCGACAATGCCAAGTTCTGGCAGCATTACGGAAACATGGAGCCGACCGATTACCGGGCAGGCTTCACCAGACTCATCGAATGGTTGGAGAGCTAGGTGGCTATCACGAACGGATACTGCACCCTGACTCAGATCAAGTCGGCTCTTCGCATTACGGATGCCGTCGATGATGACATGCTGGAGATGGCGGTCGAGTCGGCCAGTCGGATGATCGACAGCGAGTGTGACCGGAATTTTTACGGCACGGCGACCACGCGCGACTTCACACCATCGGATCGCTACACGGTGGACACCGACGACCTCACGGCTATCACCAGCGTGAAGCTCGACGATCAGGGCGACCGGACTTTCAGCATCACTCTCGCGCTATCCGACTACCAGACTGAGCCGCTGAATCAGCGCGTGTCGGGTAATGCTTATCCGATTTATCGGCTGCGCATGATCGGTGACTACCTTCTGCCGATCTGGGGGCAGCAGGCCACGGTGCGCATCCAAGGCACCTACGGGTTCACTCCGGTGCCGTTGCAGATCACGCAGGCCACGGTGATCCAGTCCGGGCGTATCTTCAAGCGGTTGGATAGCCTTCTCGGTTTCGCCGGGTTCACCGAGTTGGGCGTGGCTCGCGTCGGTCGCGTGGATCCTGATGTCGCCGCGCTGATTCGCCCGTTCAAGAAGTATTCGGCGGCCTAATGCCTACGATGTCGCAGTTGCGCAGCGGGCTCGCCACGAGACTGGCAACGATCTCCGGGCTGCGAACTACGTCCACGATCCCGGACTCGATCAGTCCCCCCATTGCGGTAATCTTTCCGGGTTCGATCACCTATGACACGGCGTTCGCCCGGTCCGGTGGTGACGAGTACGAGTTCCTCGTCACCGTGATCGTGGGCCGCATGGATGAGCGCAGCGCTCAGAACAAGCTTGACGGCTATTGCGACCCCACGGGAAGCGGCAGCGTCAAGACAGCCATTGAGGCGGATAAGACTCTCGGCGGGCAGGCGTTTACCTGCCGAGTGACAGCAATGCGCAACTACAATTCAATAATCGTCGGTGACACCACATATCTGGCGGCGGAGTTCGTCGTCCAGGTCTATGCATAGGGAAGGGCCAGACCATGGCTAAGTTCGTCATCCAGAATCCGTCCGTTGTTCTGAACGGCGGCACCATCAGCGCTAACGTGGCCCAGGCAACCCTGACACTGACAGCTGATGATGTCGAGGTCACCAACTTCAACAGCCTTGCGCGTGAGCGCATCGGCGGCCTGAAGGATGGGACGCTCTCGCTCGACATCCACCAGGACTTCGCGGCCGGAGCTATTGACTCCATCATCCACCCGCTGTTCGGTGGAACTGCCGCCATCTCGGTGCGCCCGGCTGGCACCGCTGCTGTCGGCACGTCCAACCCGTACTACAACTTCAGCGTGCTGCTGACCGAGTACCCCGTCCTCGACGGTGCTGTCGGCGATCTCGCGACCCTGTCGGTCACCTGGCCGATCACGGGCGCTGTCTCGCGCGCAACCGCGTAGTTTCCTCTCACCTCCTGCGCCTCCAACCTAGGGGGCCGTTACCTCTAACCCCGTGGAAGGAGTTTGCTCATGATGCAAATAGCTCTGAAGGTCAAGTACGACGATGGGTCGGAGGCGGCAGTGACCGCTGCCGCCCCCGATCTCATCGCGTTCGAACGTCACTTCGACAAGCCCATGACAGTGTTCGCTGACTCGCCGCGAGTCGAGTGGATGCTCTGGTTGACGTGGACCGCCCTGCATCGTCGGTCCAAGACAACGGAAGATTTCGACCCGTGGACCGAGCGGGTCTCGGGCATCATCTTCGGGGAGCAAGAGGGCGACATCGTCCCTTTGGAGAGCAGTCAGCCCACTGGCTGATCGTTCACCTCGCGCACGAGTTTCATATCTCACCGTCAGATGTGATCGCCGAGAGTCCTCGGATGCAGGCGACGATGATGCGCTACCTGCATTGGAGAGCCGTGCAGGAACGCAAGGCCGCGAAAGGTCGGTAACCGATGGCCATAAAGGTGGACGGGCAGGAGCGCATCCTCCAGCGCATGTACGCCTTCGACAAGGATGTCTGGAAGATTCTTCAGAAGGATATCCGTCAGGCCACGGATGTGATTCGCAAGGATGCTCAGTCATTGACTCCAGGCGTGGCGTTGAGTTACTGGGGAGTATGGCAGCAGGGCGAGCGTGATCTAGGTTTCTCCGGTCCGCAAGTGAAGAACAGCATGAAGACTCGGGTGCGCAGCCGTCGTGGTCGAGCTGGAGCGGATAGGTTCATTGCCGGTCAGGTTGTCATGAATGACGTAGCCGCAGCCATCTTCGCTCTCGCGGGATCTCAGAATCGATCCGGGCATCGCTTCAACCGTAACCTCAACAAGAAATATGGTCGCGGTCCATTCCCTCGTCTCCTCGGCCCGGCGTGGACGGAGAACGTGGACAAGGCGCGCAAGCAGATAGACGCAGCAATCACCAGGGCAGCAAGGGAGGTCACCCGTGGCTAGAGGAGCCATCAACGTCCGCATCACGGGTGACTACACCGACAAGGACGTGAAGCGGGCTATCCGCGACCTTGAGGCTCTCAAGACCACGAGCACCGGCACAACCACATCCTTCGCTGGACTGGCGAAGGGTTCCCTCGCTCTCGGTGCTGCTCTCGGTGTGGGTTTCGCCGGGATCCAAGCGGTCGCTGACTTCATGCGCGACTCGTTCGCGGAGGCCCAGGAATCGATCAAGGCCACGGCTGCGACTGCTCAGATCATCAAGTCAACCGGTGGCGCGGCGAAGGTGACCGCTGACGAGGTTGGCAATCTTGCCAACCGGATCAGCGAATTGATCGGCGTGGATGACGAGCTGATCCAGTCATCGGCCAACCTGATTCTCACATTCAAGAATGTGAAGAATGAGGGCCTCGGCCTCAACGCGGTCTTTGACCGGACCGTCATGGCGGCGCAGGATCTTGCGGCCGCTGGTTTCGGCGATGCCGAGTCAGCTGCCAAGATGCTCGGCAAGGCGCTGAACGATCCCATCGCCGGCATGACTGCCCTGAGCCGTGCTGGTGTGACGTTCACGCAATCGCAGAAGGATCAGATCAAGGCGCTGATTGAGTCCGGCGATCTGCTCGCGGCGCAGAAGGTTATCCTCGGTGAGGTTGAGTCGCAGGTCGGTGGTGTCGCTGGGGCGACTGCGACCAGCGCAGACAAGTTCAACGTCCTGATGAAGAACATGCAGGAGGCCCTCGGGCTGGCGGTCATGCCGCTGCTCAACGCCCTCATGACTGGACTCATTCCGGTGATTCGTGGCCTCACCGGGTTCATCACGAACTTCAGCACGGTGGTGTCGGAGAACGCTGGGGCAATTCGCCTAGCAGTGGTCGCGGTTGGGGCGCTGACGGCATCCTTGCTCGTGCAGCGCGGTGTCCTCACGTTCAACACTATTGCCTTTGCCGCCAAGACGGTTGCGGTCAACGCCTATGTGGCGAGCGCTCTCGCGGCGCGTGCGGCTTCGCTGGCCCTTGCAACAGCGATGCGGGCTATCCCCGTGGTGGCGCTCGCCACGGGCGTCTACATGCTCGGCGATGCCTGGTTCCGTGTGCTGCAGGAGCAGACGAAGGTGTCCACCTCCACGGCCACGGTGAACGGCAAGATCCTTGAGGGCGTGCAGGTTGTCGGCAATGCGCGCAACGCGAATAACATCTATGCACAATCCTTGCAGGCTGCCGCAGGTGGTGGCCGGGCTGCTACTGATGCAATCTCGGGCACGGTGTCCTCGGCTCTGTCTCTGGGTAAGACGTTGCCCAGGTTGATTGATAAGACGTATGAATCAGCCGATGCCGCGAACAGCGCTGCCAAGTCGTACCAGTCAATGGCGGCTAGCATCGCAGCGGCCTACGTTGCTCAACGTGACAACGAGCGCACGTCTGGAACCGTGTCGTCCGCTCTGCTGCAGGGTGAGATCATTGGCGGTTCCGCGATCCTTCTTGACAAGGTCACGAAAAAGTACGGAGAGGTGGAGGAGGCCGCCAGGTCGGCTGGCTCTACCGCTCAAGCGCAGGTTTCCAAGGTTGCGGAACTTCGCCGGGAGTGGCGTGCTACGGCTAGCTCGATCACCGAAGATGTAGAAGGCCTGTACGTCACGCTGTCCACACGCGGCGCTGAGATCAGCACGGTCCTAGCTGAGAGGTTTACCGCTGGCCTGGACGTGTTCCGTGGTGTGGTGACCGAGCAACAGCAGATCATCAGCCAAGCGCAGGCAAGCCTCGATGCGTACTCGCGTTCCGTTGTGGACACGATTCTTGGCGGCGTGCAGATCAGCACGAAGGATGCCGAGGGCAACGCGCTCACGCCCGAGCAGATCGTCACGGCCCTGTTCGGTGGTGTCGAGAATCAGGCTAAGGCGGTGCAGGCGATCTCCGCCATCGCCACGCAGATCCCTCAGGCGCTCGCGCAGCAGTTGATCACGCTAACCTCAACGGATCCGCAGGGTGCTATCGCGCTCGCCAACTATCTTGCGAACAATCCGGCGCAGGTGGCGCAACTGACCCAGAACTACAACGCGCTGGCCGAGTTCACCAAGACGGCTCTCGGTGATCCGATGGCCGTGGCGTTCGCACAGGTCGGCGACGAGTCGGCGGTGACGATGATCGCCAACGCCCGGAAGCGCATCGCCGAGGAAGCGGAATCGTTCCAGAAGTGGGTTGCGTCCAAGCTGAAGTCCCGCGTCGTGGTCGAGGTCGAGTATCGGGCGATCAATACCCCGCCGGTGGGCGCTCGTGCCGCTGGCGGCCCCGTGATGGGAGGCTCGCCGTATATCGTCGGCGAGCGCGGCCCCGAGCTTTTCGTGCCGAACGTGTCCGGCATGATCGTGCCCAATCATGATCTCCGGTCAGGTCGTGGCGGTGGCGGATCCATCGTCATCAACGTGAACGCCGGCATGGGTACGGACGGCGCGGAGGTTGGTCGCCAGGTGGTCGACGCACTCAAGGCCTACTCACGGCGTAACGGCCCGCTGCCGTTGGCGGTCGCGTCGTGACCGACGTGCAGGTCGTGTTCGCGTTCGATGAGGGCGCGGGCGGGGTGACGAACTTCTTCACCCTTGACGACCCGGTTCAGGGGGTGCTGGACAATACGACGTTCACGCTCGGCGGCGCGTTCTCGCTGGTCGATGTCACACAGTATTTGCGGAACGTGAGCATCAGCCGGGGACGTTCGCGCCTGCTGGACAGGGTGCAGGCCGGGCAGGCGACGATCACGCTCGACAACCGTGCCCGACTGTTCGACCCAACGGCGGGCACCGCGATCTCCCCCTACTCTTCGAGCATCGTGCCGCGGAAGAATGTGTCGGTCACGCTCAACTCGGAGCCGATCTTCACCGGGCTGGTCGATGACTGGAACATCGGCTACGAGTTGTCCGGTGACTCAACATCGGTCGCGGAGTGCGCGGACGGTTTCATCCAGTTGGGTCAGGTGACGCTAGGGACCGCTGTCCGCTCGTCCCAGCTGTCCGGTGCTCGTGTTGGCGCGGTTCTCACCGAGGCATCTTGGCCGACCGATAAGCGCAAAATTGATTCCGGGCAGGTGACTCTGCAAGCGGACACCCCGACGAGCGCGCCGAACCTACTGGACTACCTGCAGACGATCACGGACACCGAGTTCGGCCTGTTCTTCATGGACCGGGCAGGCCGGGCGAGTTTCGCGGATCGCTCCGCTAGTCAGAACTTCAGTAACCCGGTGGTGCTCGGCGGCACGGGAATTCCGATCACGTCGGTGAGCATTGATTACGGCTCGGAGCAGTTGTATAACGAGGTGACGCTGACGCGGTTGAACGGCGGCACGGCGGTGCGCACTGATGCGACGAGCCAGACCACTTACGGCATCAATGAGCTTTCCAAGTCAGGCCTTTTGTTCAACACGGACGCGGACAACGGGACGCTCGCCGATTACCTGCTCGCCCGGTACAAGGATCCCGCGCTGCGCATCAATGAGGTGTCCATTGCGATGGATGGTCTCACGTCAACGCAGCGCTCAACGGTGGCGCGCTTGGATCTCGGCCAGCCGTTGCAGGTGACGTTCTCCCCTAAGGTGGGTTCGGCGATCACGCAGTACGCGACGCTGGACCGGATCACGCATTCCGTGTCCCCGGCATCGCACACGGTGGGCCTTGTCATGTCGCGCGCTGAGGCCTCGTTCATCCTCGACTCGTCACTGTTCGGGCAGCTCGACGATGACCAACTCGGTTTCTAGGGAGGCGTGATGTCTGGGGCTGGCTTTCGCACGTTCACCGCGGGGGAGATCCTCACCGCCGCTAACGTGCAGGACTATCTGATGAAGCAGATGGTGATGAACTTCAACGGCACGGCGGCTCGCGGCTCGGCGCTTCCTTCACCTTCCACCGGGATGGTGGCGCACATCGGCGGCGGCACGGTCACCGTCTATAACGGCACTTCCTGGGTCAACCTTTAGGAGTATGAGATGACTGGTGGCGGGTTCCGCACGTTCACGGCGGGAGAGATCCTCACGGCGGCGAACGTCCAGGATTACTTCATGGATCAGGCGGTGATGAACTTCAACGGGACGGCGGCGCGTGGTTCAGCGTTGCCGTCACCGTCCACGGGCATGGTCGCGCATGTCGGTGGTGGAACAGTCACCGTCTATAACGGAACATCGTGGGTCGCGTTGGGTGGCGCGCTGGCTGGTGCTGCGATCTCGGACACCCCCACCGGGAACTACACAAGCGGCGGCATCACCTACGACTACTGGACCTTCAATGCCAGCTCAACGCTCAATGTCTCAACGGCTGGGCTTGTCGATGTGCTGGTGGTGGGCGGCGGTGGTGCTGGTGAAGCGAGTGGTGGTGGCGCTGGTGGTCATCTTTATGTCACAAACGCCTATCTTCCAAGTGGTTCACTAACTGTCACAGTGGGTGCGGGTGGAGCCGCTGCCGCCAGAGCCTCCCTGAATAGCGGCAACGCCTCGCGTATTGACTCGTATTATGCAGTCGGCGGTGGAATGGGCTCTAATACGATAAGTAACGGGGCGGGTTTGAATGGTGGCTCCGGTGGTGGAGGCCGCGAAACTGGGGCTGGTGGTGCAGGAACCCCAGGGCAAGGAAATGCCGGTGGAGGTGGCGGCGGTTCTGGATATGGCGGGGGCGGTGGTGCTGGGGCTGTTGGAAGTACGGCAAGCGGATCTGCAACGGGTGCTGCCGGTGGTAACGGCCTAGCAAACTCTATTACTGGTTCTTCTGTTACTCGCGCTGGTGGCGGTGGTGGCGGTGGTTCTTCGTCTGGCGGGGCGGGAGGATCAGGTGGTGGCGGGGCGGGCGTCGCTTCGGGTGCGTCTAATAACGGCACCGTCAATACGGGTGGTGGCGGTGGTGCAAACTACACAACTGCCATCGGCGGTGCAGGCGGCAGCGGCGTCGTCATCGTGCGCTCGGCTCGCCCGTACACCCCGGTCGCTGGCGCGGCCAGCATCGGCAACACCCCGACGGGTTCCTACACCTCGGGCGGGGCGAGCTACTCTTACTACTCCTTCACCAGCTCGGGCACGCTGACCGTCAATGCTGCGGGCTTCGCTGACGTGCTGGTTGTCGGTGGCGGTGGTGCAGGTGGCGGCATCGTCAATGCCGACTGGGGTGGTGGCGGAGGTGGTGCAGGCGGCCTGCTGTCAGTGACCAGTGCCTACTTCGCAGCAGGTTCAGCAAGCGTGGTTGTGGGCGCTGGCGGTGATGGCTCTGATGGGTCGCCTTACTCGGGCCAAGGAAACACCAGCTATGTCCTCCCCTACGTCGCACCAGGCGGCGGCCACGGTGGCACCTACAACATCGCAGTTCGTGGTGAGCCGGGCGGTTCTGGCGGCGGTGCGGGTAATGCGAGCGAGCAGGGTGCTGGTGTCGCATCACTAGGCAACGCTGGCTCGTCCACACTCAAGGGCGGCGGCGGCGGCGCTGGTGCTGCCGGATCAGGCAACACCGGTGGCTCTGGCAGTGCCTCAACAATCACCGGATCGTCTGTCACCTATGCCGCTGGCGGCAACGGCAATGTGTCCTCGCCTGCCGCAGGTGGTGCCAACACAGGCAACGGTGGCCAAGGCGGCAGCGGGTCGGCGGTCGGCGCGTCTGGCGGCTCCGGCATCGTCATCGTTCGCGTCCGCACCGCGTAACCCCTGACAACTTCTAGGAAGGATCATCATGGCATCTCAGAACGCGCACGCAGCGAAGGTCGAGAACGGCATCGTCAGGGAGGTCATCGTCATCCCCCGCCAGGAGAATGACGACGACGCACTCGTCACGGCCTATTGCAACGGCATCGGCCTGCCGGGGACGTGGCTGGACACCAGCTACCTCGGCGCCCGTCGCGGCAAGTACGCCGGGAGCGGCGACCGCTACGACGCTGAGCTGGACGAGTTCGTCAGCCCGGCACCACCGGAGGAGATCGAGCCATGACAGTCGACGCACCCGCCGATGTGCTGCCGCTTATCCTCATCGGCACCGCCCTTCTCGGCGGTGTTCTGTGGCTGATCCGAGCTCAGATTGCGATACACAAGACGCTGCAACCCAACGGCGGGACATCAGTCAAGGATCAACTCAACCGGATCGAGGCGGAGGTCCGCGACGTGCGCACGAAGATCGACGACCACGTCACCTACCACCTCAACAACGACCTGTAGGGAGACACCATGCCCGCGATTCCTCCCAAGTACCGACGCTGGCTGTACGCGGTCGGCATCGCACTCGTGCCCGTGCTGGTCGGCTTCGGCTGGCTGGAGGACTCCCTCGCCCCGGCCGTCATCGGCCTGGTCTACGCGATCCTCATGGGCGGCATGGCGGTCGCCAACGTGACGCCTGAGGCGGCCCAGCCCGAGCCGGAGGACGCAGCCGAATGAAGGTCTCCCCGAGCAGGCTGCGGTCCAAGCTCGACAAGTACGCGGTGCCCTACCGGCTGGTCAAGGGCTGGGACTCCCCGGCCATCGACCCCTACAAGGGCCGCAATGACATGCAGGGCGTGATCCTGCATCACACCGCTGGCCGAGACTCCTTGGGCTACATCGTGTCCGGCAACCCCTACGCGCCCGTGCGGGCCTGTCACTTCCTTGTGGACCGTGACGGCATGGTCCAGGTGGTCAGCGGCTCGGGCGCCTACCACGCCGGTCAGGGTGGGCCGTGGAAGGTCACCAAGACGGTGACCATCCCCAAGGACTCCGGCAACTCCCGGCTCTACGGCATCGAGATTGAGTCGCTCGGCACGTCGCCCAAGATCGACGGCAGCGACAAGGGCATGACCGTCGATCAGGTCACCTCGACCGCGCTGCTGGTCGTCGCCCTGCTGGACGCCATGGCACCGGACCCGCTGGTCTACCGGGTCGGCCGGGTCATCCGTCACCGCGACTGGACGCCCCGCAAGATCGACGTGCAGCAGGATCTCGGCTGGTGGCGCGACGTGATCGGCATTGCCCGGTCCAACCGCAAGGACACCGCGAAGGCCGACCGGCTGATCCGCGACTACATCGCCGCCCATCCCAAGGGCCAGCACCCGAAGGGGTAACCGTGAGCCTTGCTGACGCGCTGCACCGCGAGAAGCAGGCAGGGACCCGCAGGGGGCCGTGCTGCACGCTGTGCC